AATATTTGCCATAATCTCCTCCTATTGCCTTACCTGCATTTGCGCATTGCCAACCACAAAACGACTCTTACCCCAAAACTTTAACTTTGGTGTAAACTCATTCATGCGCCCAAGACGCACGCCAAGTTGCGCTATGTTTTGTCTGTAACCTACAAAATTAATAACGGTTTCAACCTCATTGCTGTAAGTCGTTCCACCATCGGGCGAAAAAGAAAAAGATACTTTTGGTTGATACGAAAGCGTGTTGATGGCGCCATTATCAGTAACAAGCTGCTGGTCATCTTCTGAAACCATCGCGATATCATCCTCCGTGATAATGCCCTCGCCAGAATCATCGCGTGTATATTGCGTCCACGCTTTATCTTCCCCCTGCTCCATAGTGAGATAAAAGTTGTCAATCACAAATGGTTTTGTGCCAGCCATGCGGAATGTATCGCCAATAACTTGACGGGGGATAACATGGTTCTGCGCTTCATCGTATAAGGGATGCCCAGGCCTACGCGTGTTATCGTCATAGGTGGTATAGGTGGTACTTATCTCGTAAACACTGCCATCATTAATGGACACGAAATAGCACTTACTGCCAGAGTAAACTACCTGCCTTGCAGGGTGATAATTTAAGTTGTAATCACTGACGTTATAAAATGCTTCGTTGTTAAAGTCCAATAACAAAGAAACGTTATCCTTGTTGAACGTAAGCTGGTAAAACACATGGCCATCTTGTTTGTATATAAAACCAAAGGAATCCTCTGGATGCTCTAGCCTTTGCAAAAGCGCATTGATACCATCGGTGGAAATGGTCTTTGCCTGCGAGCCATTAAACAGCATGATGACTGGGGGTGACTTTTCATTTGAGCCTAGCCACACCACAAAATTATCGGAAAAGGCAATTGTGGCAACGCTTAGCACGCCATAATCGATATTCACCGTTGGGTTTCTTTGGTAGAGCAATATATTGCCGTCCTGAACAATCGGCGAGTTGCTTTGTATTTCCGTCACTGCAGTTCCAAAAACCAGAACGTTTTCACCTTTCTCAGATAAGCGCACGATAGCCTTGGCATAATCTGGCTTAGTCTGTAAGGCCAATTGACCGCCGGTGGCAACCGATATAGTGTCAGCATCGGTGTACCGGAAGGCATAAAAGCGCGAGCCATTACCTGTAAAATTGCCATTACCCACCAAGAAATAGTTATCGTGGAAGCACACGTAATTAGGCGTTAAATCATCGGGCACCGTTCCGCCATTGGTGAAGCTTTCTTGCTTAATAAGCGCATTGGTTGCGCGGTTATAGATATAGATGTTGAGTTGGTCTACAATGGCTATCTGCGAGTTTAGGTTCTCATCCATAAATACAGGGCCGCTAAAAGTGGCTATGTTGCCTATAAATCTAGCCCCTACTACCGTATCTAAATGCCAAACGCCGGAGTTGATAACGGCAACACCAATCCTGCCCCTGATACTCCAAAATAAACCTCGGCCACTGATGTCTGACGTGGATTCACTGATAAGCGTTAATACTTTTTTCCAGCCAGCATAAGGCACTAACCATCCATCTGACTCAAACATATTGTATGTTTTGCGCGCATTTATCTTGTTATAAACACCAAATTTCGATGAGCCTACAATTTGTACGGGGACATTCTGCTCTGGCATTATGGCAACCATCCCTCGTTACCGATATTAATAAAGCCCCAGTTTGGCCAGACATAACGACCAAACATACTCATGCCTGTAACGGTCATGTCTGGGGGTGATATCTGGTTGGAAAAGACAATGTCGTATTGCTCTAACAGCTTTTCAAGCCGCCTAGGAACTTCAATGGCGTAGTAGTCGCATAAACGCTCTGCTACTGCCGCTTTTAAATAAGCAAGATAGAATCGGTCATAGACCGTGGATAAGTCATCAAAATAACCCACTTCGGAATCAAGGCCGAATTTACCCCACAGGGTGAATGGGTATTCTTGATTTGGCGGGTAATAAATATATAAACGTGCGCCACCTCGTTCGCGTTCGTAATAATACATGTAGGGCATAGAGTCTACGTTTACCGCTCGCGTCTGGCCGTTGTATTCATCACGAGATACGTATCGCATAGGCATTCTTACGCTACCATTAACGAAGGTGAGCGTATCTACCTGGATAAGATTGTCTACAAAATATTCTGGCTCATTTGTTTCAGCATCGAACTCATATTTGCTGTAATAGGGATTCATGGCATCATCAACTGATTTCTCAGATAAGATGTCATTAAGGCACATGAGCGCATCTTCGTTTTGATTTGAGGTGGGCTGGTTAAAGTCTTTGCTTACAACGCCAGACAAGTACAGCGATTTCGTCAAAAGACTTAAAACATTCTGAGCCATAGCCCACCCCCAATCAGGTTAGATTACAAACCTAAGATTTCTTGATAGCCGATAACAGACAAAGTGGTTGCGTCGGATGCATTACTTACTTTGTATTCAAATACTGCATCTTCATCACAAGTCACCTCTAGCTGTGCAAGCTGAGCCACCGCAGAAACGGCACCGCTTAATTGCGCATTGCCGCTGCTAGCAGCAGAGCCATTTCTCCTAGCAAACACCGAATTGCCGGCGCTGTTAGGCGTGATACTGGCTTGCAAGAAGATTTTGGTCTCCATTGCTGGCACGATATCGGCGCAATCCACGTCTGTGAAGCTTGTGGCGGCCCCCGCTGTTAGCACCGCAATCGGTGTGTCATAACGTGTCTCGCGCACTAAACCATTGCCTACGCATACAAACGGCAAAAATTGGGCTGAGCCATCGGTGCGCACATGGCCTACTTTTAAGTACATGTCATAGTCGCGCGGCAATAAAGGCGCGCTTTCAGACAAGGACAAAATAGCGGCTGGCTCTACTCTTAGGGTGGAGGCGGCAATCACATACACGGCATACAGGGTCGTGTTAGCCATTGTGCCTACATCTAAACCGCCAGCGCCTACTACAGTGCTGGTGATGGTTAAGGCTTCATCTACCTCGATGTCGTTAACATCGGTAGAGTTACGCAATTGGCCGGCGCTTACACCCATTACAGTGGCAGACGTCCAGAACGGCACACAACCATTTGCATATATCAATCCGGCATTAATTCCGGCAATCATTGGACCTGACATATTAAATACTCCTCAAATTAGAAAAATGACGCGCCAGTGTTAAGCGGTATACAAATCTCCATCCCATACTCTGAGATAAGTTTTGCGCCCAAGAGGCCATCAAACACAAAGCCCATGAAGTTTGTACCAGGGCCTTTGGAGCCGTAGGTCATACGAATGGAAAGGTTTGTAACTGGATCTACCTCGTTCGCCGTAGCAAACGGTTGTTGGTCTGGCAAAGGAGGCATCGCTAAGTAGAACGCATCTCCACCTACTACCAAGCCAGACAGACGACTGTTAACAACCTTAACCTTCATGCCAACCTGAATTTGATGGTTGATGTTTTGGGTGTTGCCAGCAGCGGCTTGTAATGGCGGGTAAATAGGCACAGTCACTTGGCTTGAGCCGTTAGATTGGCAATCAGCTGTAGCCCTAAACTGAACCGGAGAGCGCGATACCACAGTGGTATTCCACACCATGTAACGCATATTGGGCTGTCCGGACACATTGTCTATGAACCACAATTTGTCATTTTCTTTGATACAATCAGGGTCACTAGCGGAAGTTGTGCCGCTAAACGTAATCGCTGTAACCGCACCATCAGAGTTGGTGGACACGCCCAAAACGGTTAATTCATGACCTACGTTCTGACCTTCCGTACCCGCAATGTGCTCCGTCAACAAGTTAGATATCATCCAACGAGCGTTGCTGGATTCGCCAATCTCCCAACTGGAAGCTTCTTCTTCATTGCGACGCATCACAAATTGGTTCAAGTCGGAGTTAACAACGCCAGGCGCCATCATGTCGGACAAGTAGCAGTTCGCTTTACCGTCTGCGGAGCCATAGTTGCGGAAGAACGCCATAATTTGCGCTAACTGTAACCGAGTATTAATAGGGGTATTACCATCGCCGAAGAAGCGGTATGTGTCAGTTAATGCATGGCTTGCGATTATGGCGCCAAAGTCGGTACCGATACGGTTAACAATAGCCTCACCCCATGTCTTCATGTAGGTAACAGCATTGTTTTCTATGATTTGCTCAGTAGTAAAAGCCAATTCGCTCGAAATAGGCTCATTTAACGTTAAAGTCTCAAAACGTTGTTGAGCAGCATTCGCATTAGAAACTAGGCTTCTACGCGTATTCACTAAAGGAGGCAGTTCAATCAAAACCGATGGGCCTAGGTTATTCACCACACCATTGGTAAAGTCTTTGTAACGGGTATTCAGCGAAGAAAACCAAGGGTTGATAGAGCGTAAACTACCCAAGAAGCCTTTTTGATAGGTTGGGACGTTTACAAAACTGTTATCTGGAATATAAGTCATTTTGCACCTCAAAAAATATTTTAAAGCGCAAAATGACGGGGTTAACTGCGATTAATGCTTAAACATCTTGGCATAATCGTCTATAGTCAGCTCGCCAGAACTTGCGCTCGCAACACCTGGCTTCATCTTGGTATAAGGGGCGGCAGGCTTAGCCTGTTTCTTTGCCTCTTCATTCTGAACAATAGAGTCGGACAACTTTTTGATGCCTCTTTCCAAAGCACCGTAATCATTCTTGTCAGCCAATAGCTGTAAACGCGCCGCTTTCTCTGGATTCTTAGAAAGCTCATAAATGATATCGGCCGCTGTATCTAGCTTTGCCGCCGCTGCCACTACCTGAGGGTAGGACGCGCCGTTAAATGTCGATACGTGCTCGTCAAAGTCATCATACTTTGACCTGCCAGCAACCAATTTCTTCTTGAGCTCAGCCTGGTTCTTTGCGTGTTCTTCCGCAAACAACCGCTGCTCTTCCTCCATTGCCTTCGCTTGCAAATGCTCCAAAGTCTTTTGGGCTGCTGCCGCAGCGATAGCCTCTGCATCTAATGTCGGCGTTGACTGCGCACCTTGTTGACCTTCGTATTGCTTCTTAAGTTTTTCAGCAACCTCAGCCTTTTTGTATGCAATCAAATTATTTACTTCTTGCACCGTGTAAAGCTTCTCTTTAGGTTGCTCTACGGGCGCCGCTATTTCATTTGGCAAGCTTTCAGCTTGGCCAATCTCTTGTCCATTTTCCAAAATAAAACCTCTCTGACTTTTTAGCCTGTCACAGCCAACCTCTTATCGCTGAGCGCGTCTTACCTTTATCCCCAGCAAGAAGGGCAACCCTGGTTTTTAGCGAAACCAGCAAAACATGCAAAAATTATAGAGATAAAAGTTTGACTGCGCGCTATGATTTAGTGTATAATTGAGCGGTGTTAGAATTAACTTAACGAAACTAGAGTAAACGAGGGATGAATGGCTCAATCAACGTCAAGAGATTTTATAGATATTGGTTATTTGGGTTGTACGTTAGCAAATTTTAGGAAGAAGAAAAGACTGTCGCAATGGCAGGTAGCAAAAAGCGCTTCTATATCACAATCGGTTTTAGGCAAGATAGAAAGCGGGCAGAGCATGCCGCTCTTATCTACTGCATTAGCTATAGCAGATTGCCTGGATGTAGATTTGTTTGAGCTCATCAAGTATAAGGCGCCACAGAAGGATGATGTGCGGTTGTTTTATGCTAAGTATAAGGTGATGGATTCGCTTACTAATGAGCAGTCAAATATCATTGTGTCTCTTGCCAAGAATATGGCTAATATGAATGTGGGGATAAGGTATGTTAGCTAGCGAGACAAAAACAATTAAGTTTATTATTGGTTCATCCGGCGGTTCTGGAGTTGATTTTGTGGCTGTTCATCCCATGTCAGGGGTGCGCTTTACCATTCCTGGAATTACTGACTTAACGGATAACCCCTTTCCCTCTCTTGTAACTGCGCGTACAAATGCAGGGCTTTTGGAGATAAAAGAAAAGTTTTGCAAGTTTATAGATGCTGTTATTGAGGCTGATGCTGAGAGCGAAGAATATAAATTTGAAGAGCGCGTCAAAAGAGAGGTCGCTGAAAGGGTGCGGCGGTCTTTAAGTGAGAAAAGCTTATTTGAGCGTATATTTGGTTGATAAGGGCGCTATTTCCCTACAAATTCCTCATAAGTAGTATAAGCATCCTTTAAAATTGCTCGTATCTTTTCTGGGTCAGGCGACGCATCTATGCAGGCATCGCAAAATCTAGGCGGTGGATTAAGGTATTTTGTTACTGCGCTTTGGATTTCAGCGTAGCATTGACGGCAGCGATTACCCATGCTCACTATACCCCTGTATCTCCGGCTTAGCCGCTTGCTCTGCTGCAATGCGGGAGATTTCTTGCCAGTGCGCATTTACAATGCTTTGCTCTTCCTCGTCGGGTGGATTATATGCATCCATCCAAGGTTTTGCGAGAATCTTTGTTATTTTTTGAGAGATATCTATTATCTTAATAGCATTCTCTAATATTTCTATTCTATTCATCAATAACCACCCCATTTCTTCCTTCTTCTTTATTTTTGCTCATCATCAAGCTCTTCCGTGATTTTCAGAAATAGCGCCAAGCGCTTAACATCTTCGCTGTCAAGCTCATACGTATGGTGCGGCGGCTTAATTTGATCAATCATCGCTCCATTAACTCTAAAGAAATAATCTTGGCCATTTACCCCAAAGCACAGAGAAATATCGTTAGAAAATGGGCGGTGCTCAATGGTAACGATAACCTTCATTGCTAATCACCTGCCGCTTCAATGTCTTTATCAGAAGTATACTCCTTATAGCCATCTCCCCATAAAAACTGGTCTTCCACTATATCAAAGCCACCTGCGCAATAGAAATGTTTTTTCATAAACGCGCATAATGCATCAACCCTATTCTTATCTACCGAGTTATTCCTAAATACATAGGCGTATTTTTTGCATTCATTGCACGTAATATTGCTTTCTACTCCCATCATTTACCCCTTTAAATATCTACGGCAAAACAGCTTAAATCTGCGCCATACAGAAAGCTTAACGTACCTTTTTGCGCCAAATGCATCAACTTCAATGTGCCATTTGCTCATCACTCAACCCCCAATTCCTTGCAAAGCCTGTCGTACTCTTCGCGGGTTATATATTGCGTATCTAAGATGCAGCCCATGTATGCATGTCGAGAATGCTCATCATCTTTGTATTGCAGCATCTTTACCGCTAAACTTGTCCAAAAACTATGCTCTGACACAAAATACGCCCCACTTTCCTCGTCTACCTCTATCATAAGAGATGCTTTAGGCATGACCCTCGATATTCCATTCTTAAAATTAACCTTTATAAAATCACTCATCTATGTCTTTCCACTGAAATTGGTGTATATTTGCCCTGTCTATCTGCATAGAGCAGTCGCCCCATATTATTTTCATCACGACTTCAATATTGAAAGCATCCCTTTTCAAAAGCGTCTCTTCATAATAAGCAATAACTTCCCCGATGATATCATGCTTGATAAATATTCTTTCCCCTGGGTATGGCGCCTCATCTTTTAGTTCTTTCCAGCAAGAATTGGACAAACCAGGCTTCTTGGTAACCGGATGGCTAACACCAAGAATATCGCAAAGACGCCTATACTCATCGCCTGTTATCTCATTTTGCTTATGAAAATCTTGGTCTTCGCTATAAATGCCAACATCAGAATCATAAGCATAGTAGCCGCCGTTTACAACGGCAGATAACCTTAATTTTGACTTAGGCTGCACATTTATACAGCCGGACAATAGCCTAACATCTATAAAATCACTCATCTGCAGTCTCGATCTCCATTTTTAAGCAAAGCAGCTCTGATTCACTCATCCAGCTCACCCCTTAAATCCCCATTATCATGTATGCGGCTAGCAATCATCTTAATGGGCTTCTTGGGGCGTTTCGGCTTAGGCTGGGCGTTTTCCACGATGGGCATATCAATAGTCTTCCAGCCAGCCTCATGCTCTTTCTCAAACTCAGCAACCTTAGCCTTAAGCTCTGCAATCTCGGCGGTAGCGCGAGCAGCATAACCACTAAGCTCATTAACACCAGCCGATAACTCATCTAGCGTGCTAGCTGCTGGATTAAGGCAAATACAGCGGTGTATAAGCTCAGATATAGTGCGCCTATAGGACATATGCTCAGGCATTAAATGCAGCGTGACGGGCTTATCTCCCCCATTGCTGATGCCGTTTGATAGCATCAAGGCGTACTCGCTTAGCTTAATATTTACTTGCTGGCTCATTGCTCATCCCCCTCTGGTTTATTTTGTTCTGCTTCTTTCTCTGCTTCTTCCTCGGCTACAATCTGCTTGTATTCTTCATTTAATGATATCTGAAATTCGCTCAATTCATTACGCCCGCTCATCAACCTCCAATTTTCCGCATCCGCCATATGAATGTAAAGCAAATGTTTCCTCGCTTCTCTTTCAACCCTTTTGTCGGCATTACGCAGGCGAGACAAGAAATTTGCTATTTTTTCTAGGGTCAATTGATATTGCCGATGCGCTTTTATGTACCTCAAGTTGACTTCGTAGCTATGTAATGCGCTGCTAAAGTCTGTAAATTCAGCGTTTAATAGGTCAGTGCTTAATAATTCCATCGCTCTTAGCTCCTGTTTGATTTAACTCGATGATAACTTGCGCCATGAAGCTCTGTAGCTGCTTCCAGGTCTTCTTTAGCTCCTCCATAAGCTCTGGCCTGTCTTTCTCTTCCAGAGCCAAGGAATAGGCGGGTAGCACGCTCAGCACAGCAATGAACATATTAGCCTCGCTGTTTAACATGCGCTTTTGTTCCACGCAGAACTTGATGTAGTCTCCCAGTAGTGAAAAGGTGTGGTCTATATCGGGCGCGCCTGTTATGATGGTTTCTGGTTTATTCATTAATCTTTCATCCTCGCCAGCTCAGCAATTCTCATTGTTGCATTAATTCTAACCTTATCTAACCTACCATGCATTTGGCTAAGGCTATCGTTACCATATACACTCTCAGCCTCGTACGGAGCGCTGACGAGTAGCAGCATATCTGTTAAAAACTCAGTTTCTGATTTAACTCTCATTTCACTTATTCCTTTTAACCTTTCTCTTTCTACTTTACAGGTCATTTGCTGTAATGTATATCGCTCTTCATTGGTCATTTGAACCCTCTTTTGTTGCGGCTTTCTTCTCAAGCTCCAATCCCTCTAAATCCATCTCTCGACCATGCAAATGGTCAGCCAATTGTATCATCATATCAACTTGCGTGCGAGCATTTTCAGCGTCTACTTGTTCCGCTTTTAACAACTGGTCTACTTGCGTTGACTGCAATTGAATCTTAGTCTTCATCACCTCAGCATCAGCCTCCTTGTTCTTAATCACAAGCTCACCCACATCCAACTTGAACTTGCGCCCATTCTGCTGGTCTTTCTGCATATAGTCAGCCACAAATTGCGCTTCTTGATTGTGCGCCTGCATAGCCTTGGTTTGTGAGTCCATAATCTTAGCTTTCGCCGTAGCCTCTGATGCGCCAGCCTCAGCCATGAGTTTTTGCAATGCAATCTGTTGCGCCTGCTTAGCTTGTTGCGATTGCTCAGCCATAGATTTTTTCTTCTGCTCTAAGAACGGCTCAAAGCCAGCCTTAGCCCTATCAGAGCCTTCAAAGTCCATGTTATCCATGATGATAGGCGCACCCTCAGTGCTAAAGTACTCATTGATAACAGGACTTACTTTCATCACCTCGGTGATTTGTTTCATCGCCACTTGTTTTTGTGTTGCAATCGTAGGCCCTGGCTCAATACGCACCATCATGCTTTCAGGGTCATAACCCATCATCACTGCATTGGGCTGCTGTGCATCATTGATGATACGATAATCTCGACTGCCATCAGGCTTGCGTATAGGGATGCTACGAGGCGTACGCCAAATCTTAGGGATAAGGTTAACCATAATCTGGGCGATGCGCTCTTGACCCGCTATGAAACCTATGAACCAAGGGCCGGCAGCATCATTGGTGTTCATCATCGCTTTGTCTTGGCCAATACCAGACATAGCCTGACTCTGCATCACCACTTGTGCATCATAGTCACCCAATGCCATTTGTATCAACTTATCCATCATGACAAATGTGTCCATAATGACAGCCGGCGTTTGAGTTCTAGGGATAATCTGCGGGGGTGTAACTTTGGCATCAGGATTGCCCTTGTAGAACTCATTCCAAACGATGGTGTTAGGCTTCTGATAGTTAGTGTAGGCTCGCTGAAACTCTTTGTCCTCGGGTATGGCCTGCGTTGACACCATAATTTTGTGCATTATCATGGTCTCTAGCTCTTGCGCCAACGACTGACCGGCGAAGTTCTTAACCTTCTGCGCATCTATTGCATTATAGACATAAGAGCGTGTCACTTGCTCCAATTGATTGCTCGTCGTGTCCTCAGCCGTGACCGAGTTACCATCAATGAACACCAACGGCAACATTTCAAAGTCCGTCTCTTCATAGCGCAAGACCTTGTCTTCGCAGCAAGTGTACAAGCATATCTTTGTAACCTCTGTTTTGCGCTCATCTACAATCTGCGGCGGCTGCTCTAAGATGCCTGCCATATCCCACTCGAGCAAGAACTGCGGGTAGCGGTCTGCTTCCATAGTCTTGCCAGTTGAGAGGCGCACAATATCAATCTTTTTCTTTTTCTTCTTGTAGTACATGACTACATTAGCCACTTTAACCTGCTTTTGCGTAGTATATGACCAGTTAAACGCATTGGCGCTCTTAGTGAATGTCACGCCGCGCATAGCGTCTTCGCCGAACTCGTCTTTAAACTCTTGCTCGGTAAACGGTATAATCTCAGCACACCAGTTACCATCGCCTTTGTGTATCTCTTTGGCGGATGGGTCAAATACCACAGCAGGCGGGTAGCAGCGCTCAATCGTGAAGTTCTGCTCGAATGACCTGCTTGCAGCATAATCGGTGGAGATTCGCGCAACACCCCAGCCACCTACTAGCACATCCGTTAGAATCTGGTAGCGGTGTCTATCGCTATCTGGGCCTTGGAAGGCTTCCCTCAGATGCGCTTCAAGCACATCAATTGTGTCCAGGAACTCTGGCGACATTTGCGACGGAATAAGCCCAACTGCTGGCTTTACGTTGATACTAGGCTCTTGCGCCATAAAACGAGCGCGTAGCTTAGAGATAAAGGCTTCTAGCACGTTAAATGTGAGGGCAGGCTTGCCGAGCGTGGCTAATGCTTGCTTGTCGCCTGTGTCGAGATTGCTAACACACACAAACTGATACATACGCTTAAATCTATCGTAGTTGTTCTGGAAGTACTGATAGCCCAGCATCATGTTTTCTTTTATCTTTTTAAGCTCTTCTTGGTATTTCTTAGAATCTAGCCTCGGTGCCATAATGTACTCCTAGAGTTATCTTGTAAGTTAAGGGATTGGGCAAAGCTTTTGGCAAAGTCTGTTGAACTTTGTTTGCTGTACTGGTCTTGTAGCGTTGTATCTCTTAAGCCGATGGTGATGGCATCGTCTGCGGTGTCGCAAAAGTCATCTAACCTATGCGTCATGTTGGGGGTGATTTTGGTCATGTGCTCTACACATCTTTCGGTGTGCTTATCACCACGTGTAAAGCTAATTAAGCCTTGTGAGGCGAATGGCTGCATGGAGATATACCTATCGGCAGCGCTTTTCTGTGTACGCTCTATAGGCCTTAAATCGATACCGCGCAGGTCTTTTAAGATGGCGAGCAACGTTACGCCCGTTGACTTCTTTTCAATAGCAGCAATCTTGGGCGGCACAGCAAACAACTGGCAGGCGTGCCAGAATGCCATAAACTCACCGTGCAGCTTCTCGGGGGTGATCCAAACTTCAATCGAGTTAATGCAATGGATAGCCCATACGCCCGTCTCTTCAATCTTGTATAAGCCCCAGAAGCTAAAAACAGTGGCGCAATTGTAGGTTTTATCGGTTTCAGCGGTGTCGCCCGTGATAAATGTACAGACAATATTATCTGGCGTCTTATCCAGTAACGGGAACCATTCGCGCTTGAACAATCCACCCCCGTCTGGTATTGGGTTTTGCTGTATTTGAGAAGCAAAAGTGTATGGGTCTACCTTTTCCTTGTTGTCCAGCCATTCGAGCGGGAAAGCCTCAGGATAAAGCGGGTTTCGGTTAACATCACGCCCTGGCAATATAACCGTCTTCCACTCATAGCCGTCACCACCCCCGATTAAATGGGCGATACAGTCCGCTTCATGTAAGCGTTGCCCAATACAAATGATAGGCACCACATAAGAGCTAGGACGCTGCGACAAGGTCTCATTGTAGTTAGTGATAACCTTTTCCATCACTGTAGTAGAGTGCGCTTCATCGGGCTTTTGTAAGTCATCTATCATTAGACAGCCTGTAAACCTGTCTGTAGGCGCAGGCAAGCCAGCGTCAGCACCCGTAATACTGCCCGCAGAGCCGAAGGCGCAAATAGTGCCTAGAGCCATAGTCTGCCAGCGCTCCTTGCCTTTAGCCAGGGGGTGCACATACACGCCAAACAACTCGCCATACTCTTTTAGCTGCACTACGCGTCTTGCTAGCTCAGTCGCTGCAGAAGCGCGCTCAATTGAGTAGCTGACATAGATAAAATTTGAGTCTGGATAACTGGCTAAAGCCCAAGGAATAAAGAAAGAAGCAAACGTTGTCTTGCCATGACGTGGCGGAACATTAATAATTAATCTGTTATTGCGAAGATAGAAGCACTCTTCGAACTCTTGCGCTATGACCTTCATATGCGATTGACGGCCTGGGGGTGCGGATAACTTAAACGGCCTGCCAAAGACGAGTGGATAGAAATACATCACAAACAGCAAGAAGCTAGAGCGTAGGCGAGCAGCGTTTTCGATATCTACATCTAGCGCGGATGACATGAGCGGCCCTCGAAGCAGCACATTTGAGCTACTGCGCTCATGGTGAGAACGGCTGGGTATAGGATGGCGTGTAGCGCGTCATACTCAACAGGCAGTGGCAAAAGACTAAGAACGTCCACTTCGTCGATGTCTCGCCCTGCGTATCTATAGTGGAATTCACTCATCTACACATCCATCAGATAGCTAAGCTCGGTACGGCTCATGCGCTCTGGCGCGGGCGGGTCAAAGTCTGCGGGCAGCACAGCGCCCACATGCATAGCGCCATTAAAATGCATGCCACTACGGCACTTTTCTATGTCTTGCGTCTTCCAGCCACGTTTCTTGTAACGCTCGATATTGTCTCGTTGCTTCTGCGATACTTTAGCCATTGGGTGTGTGCTCCGCTCTAAGCTCAGCGGTGCGCTCATCTATCAGACGTTTACGCTCTAGTGCTGCTGTTTGCTCTTTCACTGCATCCACCTCAGCTTGCTTGTCTGCCGATTTCCAGCCCGCTTGGTGTGTGAGGTAAAACTTTTGCGCATTAAACGACACCATCTCGTTTGGGCCATCAATCAAGCTTGCCAAGCGTCCAAACACCTTGTCGGTAAACTCTTCTCTTGCTGTTCTGAGCTCTACGTCATAGTGCTTTAGTAGTGTTACGAGTGTTATATTGAGATAATCAGCTATCTGCTCATTGCTGCATCCTCGCTGTTTTCGCAACGTTACAAGCGACCGAAGTTGGCGCGTTGGAATATGTTTTTTCCCCTGCACAATAATTACCCTACAAAGTGGTTTGTTTGATTGAGCATAAACTAAAGCAATTACAATTTGTACAAGATTTAACCCATAGCTAAACTTTGTACGAATAAACTCACCTTTCTAAAAATATTTACAATTATTTTCGCTTTTCTTTCACTTTATGCTTGACACTTTGGAAATGATCAGCTATCATTACAACTATAAGCAATAGGGCTTATGTAGAAACAACAACGGAGATTGAGAGATGAACGCAAGAGAAAATGTAACAATGGAAATATTAGTAAACAGGGCAATAGAGAGCAGAGTATCTGCGGCTTTATTTTATGAAAAAGAACTTGGTATTACAAAGTCAGCGGCATTAGAAATGGCTAAGAAAGGCTCATGCTTAGGGCCTAAGCCTTGGGCGATAATAGTAGAGCGTGTAAACAAAGGAGATTGAGAGATGAGTGACGAAATAATAACAACAGAAAAAATTGAAGATATTACGCTTAGAAATAGAAATAAGCGCGTATGCGAAATGGCTTTTATAAGAGATGTTGCGCAAAAGCTACAAGAAAAAATACGCCTTAATCCTGGTATCGCGGTCTCGTATTCTATAACTGAGATAGTGGATGCAATGCAATTAGTGCATTTGGATAGAGACTTAAAGCGCTCACATAATTTACAACAAATGATACAAGAGCGTTCATTACAGGAGATTTAAATGAAAAACATAATAGAAAACGTAGATAAGCTAATAGATTTAGCTAAAGAGTGGGGTAAGACTGAATATAGGCTTAGAGACAGTGATGTAGGTTCATTTGCTAGTGATTTGAAAGAATCTATCGTATTAAAACAAAGAGACGAACTGGTTAATAATATTAAAGAACTTGTTAAGGGGTAACTATGAAAAACATAATAAACATAACGCCTAGGGATATGGTCACACCACCAAAGCTTGGCTCAGAAGACACCAGTTATTTCGTACGCAAGCTAAGCGGTGACCTAAGCGCTGAATCTCATCGGGAGATAATCCAGAGCATTTATAAGCACGGCTTTGAAGATGGCTATCAGCGTGGGTGTAAGCACGGCAAGATAATCAAGTTAGTTAATATGAGATAAGGAGAAAGTAAAATGTACTTAACAGCACTTACCACAGCATTACAGGCTAGAGACGAGTTAAAAGAGATATTGACTATAGCCACCAAGGCTAAAGCGGCGTTGCGCGATAGCAGCTTAAACGAAAACGTCTTTAATCGCACGAATCAGATGATAGAGAATATCATTCGCGATGCAGAGATAGCTTATGAAAATATAGACGTTGAGTTTGATAAAATGTACGGGTTGCATTATGTATAAAGACAGAAGATTGGCTCATACCCTCTATGTGAGAGGGTTATTAGGCGCTAGGCGCAAAGAAGAACAAAGGGTTAATAACCGCACTTTCTTCTACACCCCTATAAGCCTAGAGGAAGAATTAGAGTATTGTATAAAGTACAGCAAATGGAGAGGCTAAAATGTACTACGCATTCACAGTAGACCATACGCTGCCGCCAGAGCTGGGGCCAAATGGGTTTGAGCGCCCTCGTGGTAAGCTGTATGCGTTTAACACGCGAGAAGAACGACGCAGGTTCATAGGTTCAACGCGGCACGCAGTTATAGCGAGCAAGCGTGAAGTGAAATGGTTATTAGGATAGCGACAGGTGAAGATGCAAAGCGTGATTCGTCCCCGCGCTAGCCGTGGCGGGCGTCTTAAGTGAAGTGAGGCGCCCAATACGTTAATATTAACAAAGAGGAATTATGATTAAGTTAAAATATCTAACAAAAACAGTTGAGATATATAAAGTTCAAGACCCAAAAACTAAGGCTGAGTTTGAAGTAGTAGTCACGGAATCGCCAAAAGGAATATACTACGAAATTGCGTTAGACGGGTGCATGTTCTCAGATGGTATCAATCAATGCATAGAGCTATTGCAAGAGCTTGTACAGGTTGATTGCTATAATTCTGTGGTACGCAAAGGCGAGAAAGATGGCAAGAAAGAGTTTAAAGTACCAAATAATTCGCTCGGCACTCTGAATCTGGCTGAGCTAGCAAAATCAAAGGATAGCGTAAGTGAGACTATTGATACGTTAATGAAAAAGCGTTTAATAAAAAAGGGGAAACAGAATGGATAGAGAGCTACGAGACTACTTGCTGGAATCTTTTGCAATGGTGACATCAATTCAAAACAGTTTGAACGATAACCCGCTATTTGATATTATCTTTTCTCGCCAAATGCTGGTGTTGAGCGCTTTAAAGTACAGGACAGCGCAAATGTACCATGCTTTAGCTGACGAAAAGGATTTGTCGGTTCTAGATGAGCATGGGTTCCCTAACGAGTTTCAAGTAAAAAGGTTAGGTAAGATGATGTCTTTATCATGTGATGAGTACGCTGGGAAAGTTAAAGCAGTTAAGGGTACGAGTTACACCTCACTAAGGCATGGCGACATAATTAAAAAGAGCAATACAGACAAGAGTGAGCCATGCTCATGCGGGGAAGTTCATGATTAAGTTGTCAGAGCCGTGGCGACGTACGGTAAAAGAAATTAATCTGCAAGGAGATGGTCTTTTAAATATTAGCTTTTATTATTACATGATAAAAGGCTTGCGCATACTTATTGGCAATATTTGTAGGTGGGAATATTCTACGGGAATTTACAAGAAAGATTTGCAGATATTAAAGCGATATGAAAGCCTATTATTTTATAAAATGCCTGATTAAGTAAAAAAAGCCTATAGCATCTCTACAGGCTTCGGCGAATAACGCCTAGTGCCCGCTACCATATGGATGAGGCGGGCTAGCGAAGGTAATCGGTTCATCTCCAGCAATTACGGATATGCATTAACCGTAATTAATTCCATAACCGGAGATGAGGGGATATTATAGCTAATCTTCTGGGGTAGAGCAAGAGCGCATCTATCTCATTCTCATTTGCTGCTCATAATCATATTGAGCGCATTTATTACATTTCTTTGTCTCATCACATTCTTCTTTATGGCATTTTATGCAAATAGCGCAATACCTTTCACACCCATCTTTCAGGCATCTTGTCTGATGCATATCCTCTGCCTTGTAATATTTATTACATTTGCGGCAACCGTGAAAAGCAGTAATCCTGGTCTCTCGCTCCATATGTTCCATTTTGGAACTTGTGCTATTTTTATCCTGCTCATTAGCGCCTGGCGTTCTCGATCTAACCTCTGGCGCACATGCTTTACAAACATAATAGCTGGCCTCTGGAAAAATAACCTCCATACCCTCTTGCGCTTTTTGTTCACCACAATTCCTGCAAGGGTATCCCAGCTGATGCAGAGCATCATTAATTATCCTATCCGCTTTGTCCATTCTACTTTCATTCTCTCCCTTCCCCAGCATCGCATAGCCTGCTATATCATCCCAATGGTCTGCATGGTTGGGGTCTCCCCACATGATGCGCGCAATTTTAAGAAAAATCATATCTAAAGCTATTTGTTGACCACCGTCTAGTTTATTTTTCCCCAAAATATATGCCGCGTCCTTTAGTTCTTGCGCCAATTCTGAAACGCCCTCAAAATCCCCGTGCGTCTTTTCCCTTTCCGATAATATCTTCTCTGTACTCATGACTGCCCCTGTATAAAAGACTGAAATTCTAATAATGCTAATTGCTGCTCTGGCGTTAATTTAACCTTATCACCTGGTGATGGTAATAGCGTTTGTGAAAATTGCGATTTAAATTCATATACTCCTTCATTCAATATTTCTTCAGTTTTCAATTTCTACCCACCCCTCTGTGACGGAAAATTTATTATCAGCCTGTCTAACCTCAAAAAATGCGTAACATCTATCGCACCTATAAACATTTATGGGCGGGTAGCTTAATTTCTGCTGACAGAGCACCATCTCTCCATTTTTGCAATTTTGACATATCCAAAATCCTTGGTGCGATTCAGTTTTCACCTACTCAGCGCCTCCGCGATAACCCTGGCATTGCGTAATCGTCTTCATAGCCCATCACCTAGCCCCAATAATTTGTTTACTTTATGGCAAAATGCTTGCGCCATTCCCTCAGCGTGCAGCTTTCGAAAAACATTTTTAAATTTCCCGTAACATTCACTACAAAGGCCGCCAATGCCCATAGGGTCAATCCCTTGATCCATCAAGCTTTTGGCGATGCGGTTCTCTAATGCGCAATAATTGCACGCCCCATCCCTTAAAAATTCACGGTAAAGACTCATACCTTCCCCAACAACTTAGTCATCGCATCCTCTGCATACTCTGCATATAGACTGGTAAACAAAACCTTTATCTGTATGGCAAAATGTTATTTCCCCATCTGTGGATTTATTGCCGCACTTATCGCAAATAGACATATCATAAGAATTGCTGCACTCTTTCGCCATCTTAAACTGAAACCCTACGTTACCCTCATCCTCGTCTTTCTCGTACATGTTATTCCCCCTCTAACGCTCTTCGTATAACTGGATCTGTTTTTGCTAGCTCTCCCCACTCCTCGTCGTCTAACTTTACCTGGCGCCCCTTCGCGCACCCCGACATGACAGCCTCCTTAAGCAAAAACGGTTTACCATGATGGTCAAACTTAGCCAACAAGCTTTTATTGACCTCTTCCATCGACAAACCCAAGTCTTCTAACCGCTTTCTTTCGCCCATAATCTCCACGATAGACGGAACCTTGTCGGCACGGTCAACTCCCGAACTATAATCCCACATCATGATGGTACCAACCCCAGGCACAACGCATTTGCTAGCCGGATTCACAGGCAACAGCGCTTCTTGCATCTTTTTCCCCTCCTCGCTGTAATATAAATACCCAAATGGCTGTTGCCACAAGCCCTTCCTCACCAAAAACATCGCTCGGTTAATAATATGCGCGAAACCTTGGCCGCTTTCACGGTTTTTAGGCGTGCCAAGCACATATCTCATGTGGCCCATTAGGGTGGTGGCGCTCCAGGTTAAAACGTCACATCGAGCCAATGTGCGCTTTATAGCCTCAGCAAGATAGTTTTGTTGTCTTTTTGACAAAATAACATTACCTCCTTCGTCGACTAGCGGTGTATTGATGCTAACTAAACTAGTTATAGTATTATTATTTTTAATATCTACCTTAGGAGAGTTATTAGTTCTTATGGATAAGTCGGATTTTTCCCGTTTGGCCAAATTTTCAGCTCTTTCTTCGGCTAGCTGCTCAACCCTTTCTTTCCACTCGGCTACAATCTTATCGTAAAAATCTTTGTTTATTTTTACTTCGTATTGTCTCTGCCCCCATCTTTTGGCACCCTTGCACTCTATTAACCCGCGCTCCACTAGCTCTTTAACGTACTTATCGCAAGTCTTACCCTCTACTCCGAGCATCTTAGCGGCGCGCCTTCTGGCTACCATCGCCCAATCCTTATATTCGCCTTTAAATGGATTAACTTCTATCCAATAAGCAAAGTAGGCTAGCAAAGCGCTTTGAGCTAAGCCGCCCGTATATTTGTTAAGAATTTCTAATTTATGAACGTTGATTCCCAGATCATAATCTTCTGGGCATGATATAAACATACGTTTTTTCCCCTTCCACGTGCTCACTCTTTTTGTAATCAGGCCTAGCTTTGCTAGCTCAGCGGTATCTTCCATAGTGGCTGTTATGCCTTTGCCATTATATAGAGATAACTGCTTCCTACTTCTAGCAATTACCCGCTCATCTTCTTTTTCTACCCGTCGCTTAATACGGTATCTTTTACCATATTTCACTATTCGACTATCGCTTACCTGAAATTTTATTTGGGCATAAAAAACAGCGAGGTCTATACTGCCAACAATAGAAACTAAATCGTATAGCTTTTCGTTGTTGACCCACAGTAGAGGATTTGTCTGCATATTTCGTCCTTGGTTTATTAAGGCTGTATTAAGGCGCGCATAATACGATAAACCAATTCGCAAAAAAAGCAAGTTCAACTACTTTGTTGTAGGACTTTTCTCAAAGTAATCAATCCTTCGCTATTGCTTTTAATTCCTCCAACTTTTGGTGTTTTCTGTGTGCAACTTTCATAATCGCTTCTCTTATCCACTCTGCTGTAGGCTCCCCCCGCTTAAACTTATGGTATGTAGTGTGGGATATGCCTATGTCTCTTGCTAGTTGCCTGCCGTTCAAATGTAGCTCATTCAGCCATTGACGCTCTTCTTCTGTAGCGCCAGGTACCCGCGTATCATTCCGATAATTTTTCGCCAACTTCTTGCCTCTTTAATTAACATTACTGAATAGTATAGCATGATTTCAGACAGATAAAGCATAAATGCAATATTTTTTATAAATTTGCTTGACATCTATGAAATCATGGGTTATACTACTAACACTTACTAACAACGGAGATGAAATGATGGCTAAGATGTATTATGTCTGTAATCATGTTGATAAAGTGGAGATCCAATTTGCTACTTTAGACGCGGCTAAGGTTGGATATGATTACGCCGTGGATGAAATGGTGAAGAAGGTTCATTATATGTTTGGCGCTTTAATAAATGTTCCTGTGCGTCAACACGTCTCGGCCTTATTTTACATAAGGCAAGTTGATTACGTTCGAGAAGAGATTATTTATGATTCGGTTGATTTAGTTAATCTGCAAGGAGTTGAAGAAAATGAGTGAATTTATGGATTATGATGATAAGCTAGAAATTATGAATGAATTTGGCAGTCAAGTGGGTGGTACTGTGTATGGCGGCACGTTGTCGCACGATGATAGTTACGATCAGAGCCAAGATGACAGCTAAGAATACAGATGGCATAACGAATAAGTTAAACTTTAAAGGGAGTAATAAATGAGAACGGAAATTAAGATTATAGATGAAGAATCAAAACTGGTTAACTGGAGGCGGTTTGATTTGCTCATGGTTTCGTGGCTGAAAAGGATATTGATTGTAAATGCCGTGGTTCTTTCGGCTGGATTACTGCTTAAAGAGCTTCTATGGTTAGCGGGGATGTAATATGTTATCACGCAAGAAGAAAGAGCTGTTTAATGATATAACGTACTACGGCATGTTGGTTACGATAATAATTGTAGCTGTATATGCTATTTGGTGGGCTGTTGGGGTTTATAATTAGATGTTAGTTGCTAAGCTTACTTTAAGCCTTTTAATACCTTTTATGATTTTTATCGTCGGGCACATGGTATGCCTCTGCATGGACTCAGATAAATGGGCTGAGTTATGTGTTGGCGGCATTATAATATGCTTGGGGCTTATGTTGATTGGCTTAAGCATTCTTGGGGTAGAGGCAATTTGGTTTTAGATTATTGTTTAACAACGGAGATGGGTTCTATGATTATTATTTTAAAGTTCTGCCTTACTTTTACGGTGGCATTTCTTGCAAGCAGCATTGCGTATGTCTTGTGTGAAGCAAATGACTGCGACAAGGGCGCTGAGGTTTTTGCGGCGCTAAGTGGCTTGTTTTTTGCGATAGTTGTTTTGCTGTTAGGAATAACTGCCTTGGTGAAAATTTGGTTTTAAGTTTATTTTAACAACGGAGATGAAGTTTATGTTAAAAAGCATTTTGTTGGCATTACCTTTTCTTATTCCTATTTTTTTTGTGGTGCAGCATGCTGCTTCGCAAGAGCGGGAAGCGCATGTTTCGCAAGAAACGTGTAAAGTACAAACCATTTGCAACAACGGAGATGAAAGATGAAAATTGAACGTGCACAGAAAAAGAAACAGAAGCTAAAGATTGCTTTAGCTGGCATATCAGGTAGTGGCAAGACCTATTCAGCATTAACATTAGCTTTCTCTATGTGTAAGAAAGTATGTGTTATTGACACTGAGTGTGGCTCTGCAAGCCTCTATTCAGACCATTTCCCCGAGTATGATGTGTTAGAGCTAACGGCTCCATACTCTCCTCAGCGATATATGCAGGCAATCGATACCGTTGAGAAAGCGGGCTATGAGTGCATTATTATTGACTCACTAAGTCATGAGTGGAATGGCGCGGGCGGTTGCCTTAGCATGGTTGATGCTGTATCTAAAGCGGGGGGTAATAGCTACACCGCTTGGGGCAAGGTTACGCCTCACCACGACGCCTTAATTAACCGTATGATATCAGCGCAAACTCACATTATAGTTACTATGCGCACAAAGACCGCCTATGAAATGGGCACTAATGACAAGGGTAAACAGGCTCCTGTGAAAGTGGGCATGGCTCCGACTCAACGTGATGGTGTGGAGTACGAGTTTACAATCGTGTTTGATATAGACCAAAATCACAATTTTACTTGCTCTAAAGACAGAACGGCCATGTTTAGTAATGTTGACATTCCGCAACCATTGAATGAAGAGGTGGGCAAGAAAATATTGGAATGGCTGGAAACTGGTGTTGAGGTTGTTAAACCTGAAATTAAACCAGCGCAAGCGCCTAAGCCTGCTTTGCCGGATGGTGTTACTAAAGAGGTTTTTGAAGATGTTAGGTCTAAATTTCTCATCGAGGCTACCGAGATACGGAACGAGTACAATAGATTTGATTCTGATGATGAGTGTCAAGGTGGCGACTGGCTAGAAGTTGTAGATAGATTAAAATTTAGCTGGGATAAACTTTGCGATAAATATGCCGGAGAATACGATTGGTTTACAGTTCCGCCGCAATGGGATGAAGGAATGGCTAAATTACTGGGTATAACTAAGGAATAGGAGTTAGAAATGCAAGAAAAAGGGCGCTTAGTTTTAGGAAGATACTGCGGCGAGTCTATCATCATAGATGACAACGTAGAGGTTACAGTCAAGAGCGTTGACAAGAATGGCCTTGTCAGATTGGAGGTCGAGGCGCCCAAGGAAATAGGGGTTGATAGACGGGAAATTTGGGAAGATAAGCAAAGAGATAAGAAATGATAATGCATAAAGAATTACAAGCAAGAATTGATTTAATGGATATGATGGGTATTTCAGAGGCTCACAAAGACTACTTGATAGAAAGTGCTAATGATGTAGAGAATGACGATATAATAAGTCTGGTTGATGATTTATCGTCTAAAGCTTGGTGGCTCTGTGCTGCTCAAGGCAGCGATGAGATGAGGGCGCGTGGAGAGGCGCATCTTGAGTCTAGAAGGAAGCTGATTGAGAAGATTAAGGAGTTGAGAGGATGAATAGGCAGATTAAGTTTAGGGTTTTTGTATCTTGGTTGTCAAAAAGAATATTTGAGGTGGAGGGAATGTCTTTTGGCTCAGATGGTAAGCCAAATTGCTTGCGGCTATTTGCTAATGAGCACCACAGGCATGAAATACATGATGATTTGCCCTCGTGGAGGAAGGAAGAGCCTATTTTAATGCAATTTACAGGCCTATTAGACTGCGAGGGCAAGGAAATTTGGGATGGCGATGTGTGTCAATACGCGTATAAAGACCGCTATGGAATTGACTTCGACGGGGTTGCTTATATTTATTGGGATACATCTAATTGCGCCTTTGCCTTGAAGGTTATAAAAGATTCTCGCAACGATTCAAAGTCAAAAATGTCTTTATTTTACGCTGGAGGTAACTTAAAATTAAAAATAATAGGCAACAGATTCGAACACCCTGCGCTATTGGGGGCTGCCAATGACTAAAAAAGTACTGATTAGTTTGGATGAGCTATACCATTTTGGCAATAGAATCAACAATTGCTTCAATAAAGGAAAGTCTAAATTATACGATATTAATGGCTGGGATGATGTATTAAAGTGGTTCAACGCCCAGCCCGAAGCGCCGCAGTGGGTGGCGGTTGGTGATAGGTTGCCGGAAGATGGGCAAGATATTTTGTTTAGCGCAAACGACTTTGTGGAAAGGGTTATTTTTAGAGGTAACTTTAACAAAGGTGATGAATTGTTTGAAACTTATTCAGATAAGTATACTGTCTCGGACGTAACTCACTGGATGCCCATACCGCCATTGCCAGAGGTGAAAGATGGAGCTTAAACCGTGTGCGCATTGTGGGAATGATGATATAGAGGGCCCTCTTGGCACCCAGATAGGATGGCACAAATATTATGAAGCGATTGTTGAATGCGCATGCGGCTCTTCTATGTCGAACCATGGCTCATCTATAAAAGATGTAATGGAAGGTGTAAAACAAAAATGGAATCGCCGCGCAGAGCCAGTTGTTTCCAAAATGGAAAGTGCTGAGGGCGAAATGACAATTGAAGAGATAGATAAATTAATAGATGGTTTAATCAGCGACGCACTACTTTTGGGCTCAAATTTAAGAGGGAATCCTCGGCCTGATTTTAGGGGAATTGATTCCGGTAAAGATAATTTGATAAAAGCGATAAAACAATATAAGGGCTCACAAAAGCCAACAGAATGAGCGTAAGCCAACGGAGTATACGGCAATGGTGCTGTACACATGGGCTGGGAAACCAGCAATTTAATGTAAATTTAGGAGATATTTATGTCTATGAAAAAACAAGCAGGTCTAGTCGGGTTAGTGTTGTTGTTAGCAATTGCAGCTGGCTCAGCGACCCTTGGTATGATTTTTGGTACTCATTACGGAAATCATGATAATGATACGCCTGCACAAACTTACGAGCAAGCACATGCAACTCAGCAAACAGATGATGCGAGTAAGTAAGCGTTAATGTGATAGCAGAGTGGCTTATTATAGCACTCTGCTATTTTTAATGATAGGGGTGTGTGATGCATTGCGAGTATTGTTGGAATAGCCCTGAGAGATGGGGTGATTGTGAATGTTGCAAAGAACGTTATTTAAGCAGCTTACCGCCAACCTATGAGAATATGCGGAATATGACAGAGGAAGAAAGGCTGTCTTTGCCTAAAGCTGTTGTGGATGTCAATTTTCACATTGAGGGTCTTGTGGGAGACGCTTTATATAATAAACACTATGAAGAAGTATTTTATGCGCCAGAAAGTAAAAATAAAAGTTTATGGCAACGAATAAAGGAGTGGTTTAGATGAAATATCACGAAGCTATTGACATGATTATGGATGGTGGGGTGGCTTATCAATCAGATAAAGAGCTTGTATATTCTTTTATTTTTGATAGCGGTATAGATTGTTATTTTTTGCAGATGAGCGATTTTAGATGGGATCAAGATTGGGTAGAGCCCATTTTTACAAGAGAAGACTTCACGGCAAACGACTGGATCGTCGAAAAAGACGGGGTGGTCTATGAGGAATGGCTGCCTTGCTATAAAAGAAACAAGGAAGACGTCGAGGATATTAATAGGCAGCGTAGCAAGATAGGAGAGAAGCCAGCAGCCTTTATTGAGGGCAGCAAAGATTGGTTTAAAACATTCAGTGAAGATGTATCGTGCCCATATTGTCATTCTAAAGATTTAATAAAGGCGGATCTAAAAGATATCCACTCTGATTTTTATACATGTACAAAATGCCAGTGGCAAGGAATATTTGTGCAGCCGCATACTATAATAGCTGACGAGGTAGACGAAGAATGGTTAGAGAAGAAGATGGTGTGTTTTTATGAGAGGCGACATCTGAAAGAGATAATGTGGCGCGACCCCATGCCCAAAGAATGCAACAATAAAGAATGCCAATTCTGCTTCCCGCCAGAAGAGCCAAAAGAGGAGCGCGCAGACGGGGTGCGCGAAAAGGTTACAGCGGAGGATATATGGTTCTTATTTGAATTGCGTCGCTCTTTGGTTGATCAGTCTAATAGCCCTCTTATTTCTCAAAAGGAAAGAGAATTTGCCATTTTTGAAGTGCGCAGGCATGACGAAAAAATAAAACAAAAACTAGAATACCTAGCCAGCCTACAGGAGAAAGATTAATGGGAATGATTTTAAGCTTTTTAACGGGTGTGTTTTTAACGTGGCTGTTCTGTGAGTGGCGAATGGACAGGGAAGATAGCTCACTTTGCAGGCGTATCAATGACCTTGAGTTTGATAATAGATGGCTTCGAGATAAATGCGCCATTTATGAGAAAACAATTTCAGAGTGGCAACAATTAGAGTTAAGCAGATTAAAAGATAAAGTGGAACAGGAGAAAGAACAATGTCCGGAGTAAAGAAAGCTTTTTTCAGCATAAACGGGAATCCAACGGAAGATGGGGCTGAGTTTTTTATTAATATAAGCAGTACATTTGCAGAGGAATTTAGGCAGACCATATTTGGCAGCATGCCCGATAGATTTAAGCCTTTCTTCGGTTGTGAAATGTCATTAACCGAAAATATTGTGTCACACCTAGAGCAGCTTGCAGCCAAAGCAAGAGAACTATTAACCGAAATGGAGAAAGAACAATGTCCGGAATAAATAAAGTAATACTGGTTGGTCGTCTAGGCAACGACCCAAAAGTAAATGTATTTCAAAGCGGGGATAGGGCGGCTAATTTCAGCCTAGCCACCTCCAATGAATGGAAAGATAAAAACACAGGCGAGAAGAAACAGCAAACAGAGTGGCATAACATTAGCGTTTATGGTCCATTAGCCTCTATATGCGAGCAATACCTTAAGAAAGGAAGTCAGATATTCGTCGAGGGGCGGCTAAAGACGCGCAAGTACACTGACAAGAACAATATAGAACGCTCTATCACTGAGGTGGTTATGGAGAAGATGCAGATGCTTGACAGCAAGGGCGATAGACCTGGCGGCAATGACGAGCCTAATGGCAATTTAGCGCCTCAAGAACATGCTTTTGATGATGACATTCCGTTTTAGAATCCACCCTTATACAGGAGAAAACATGCTATACACAGAAGCTTTTAATAGCGCAATTTCAGAGATGAACAGATACTATTTTGACGAGCATCCAGATTCTGGGTTTAGCTACTTCATGTTCGAACAGAATTTAGATGAGCCTAGAATGTTAGCGTTTCTTGGTAAGCTAGACTCTTACAACTTCTATAAAGCGCCAAAGAACAAAGAAGACCATAAGCTTAATAACTGCCCCGCTAACATCAAGATGTTATGGGATGCTGTCAAAATAGCTTGCTTCTTGATATCGGTGCCAGACTTAAACTACAGAGACCTTGTTTATCACAACATCGATTTGCCGCTGGGATGGATATATGACCTCCATGCGCTATACAAGAATGTCTTGCCGATGATAAATGATAACTTGCAGAGCATGGTATTAAGTTTGCACCCAAACGGGATTAGCATTGATGCTGATAACCAGTACGGGTTCTTTAGAAAAAGCAAATCTATGTCATCGATGGATGTAGGTGTAAGCCCATCTTTTGTTAGGCGCCCTTTGACGTATACTTAGGATAAACAAATGGAAGAAAAAATTATCGATATTGTCTGCGAAAAGTGTATTAGTAGAAATATGAAGCTGTCAGAGCATATAGATAGCTTTTACGCTCGGTTTAGGTGTGATGTTTGCTCTAACAAGCGTATATTTCGGGTAGGCGGAACGCCATTATTTTTAAAGGGTGATTAGGATGAATGAGGTTGGAAGATGAGCGAATTAAAGGGGTGCCCATTCTGTGCTGGAGACGTGAGCTTGGATTTTGGCTGTTCAGGAAACCCTTTTATATCGTGCGAGAGATGCAGGCTAGACATGGGCGGTGAGTCAGAAAAGGAAATTATACAAAAATGGAACAAAAGAATGGCTAAGGTTAGGGGTGAGCTATGCGAGGTGATTTACAATGAATGAGGTGGGAAGATGGTAGATATAAAAGAATGGACTAACGGCGTAGAAGTTGAAGAGCAAGCTAGGAAGCAATTAAACAATATTGCCTCTATGCCTTTTATTTACCCACATGTAGCGGTAATGCCAGACGTGCACTGGGGCATGGGCGCTACTGTTGGCTCTGTTATCCCAACTATTGGGGCAACTATACCCGCCGCTGTTGGTGTTGATATTGGATGCGGCATGATGGCGGTCAAGACAAGTTTAAATGCAAACAACCTCCCCGATAATTTATTTCAATTAAGGTGTGCTATTGAGTCGGCCGTGCCGCACGGGCGAACCGATAACGGCGGCGCAAGAGATAAAGGTTCATTTAGGGAATATTCAGACCAAATTAGGAATATAGCGCATATACACGGATTGAAAAGCGGCCTCGATTCTATTGTTGATAAATATCCAGAATTAAAACGGGCAGCGGAAAAAGCTTTTTTGCATATAGGAACCCTTGGAACTGGTAATCATTTTATAGAAATATGCCTAGATGAAGCTAACCATGTATGGATAATGCTGCACTCTGGTTCTCGTGGCATTGGAAATAAGATTGGCAGTCATTTTATAGAGCTAGCCAAAAAAGATATGCAGAGGTGGTTCATTAATTTGCCGGATATTGACTTAGCCTATATACCGGATGGGAGTGAATTGTTTAAAGATTACACTTTTGCCGTTAGCTGGGCTCAGTCTTTTGCGCAATGGAACAGAAATGCAATGATGGAAAATGTTATTAAAGCCATGCGCCTTGTTATTAACATGCCATTTGATGCTGATATAAAAGCTATTAACTGCCACCACAATTATGTAAGCAAAGAATTTCACTTCGGGAAAGAAGTTTACTTAACACGCAAAGGGGCCGTGCATATAAATGAAGGGGTATTTGGCATTATTCCAGGGAGTATGGGCGCTAAAAGCTATATTGTAGAAGGCATTAAAGGGCCAGCTCTTAGAGATTCTTTTAACTCTTGCTCTCATGGGGCTGGGCGCGCTATGTCACGCAATGAGGCTAAAAAACGGTTTACATTGGACGATCACAAACAGGCCGTTTCTGGTGTTGAATGTAGGTTAGACGAAGATGTGATTGATGAAACGCCTATGGCCTACAAGGATATTGACGCGGTTATGGCTGCGCAAGCTGATCACGTCAAAATTGTGCATACACTAAAGCAGGTTCTGTGCGTCAAAGGGTGATTATAGGCATAATCACCAGTAAGTATAATGCCGATCTATTTCACCCCTAAACGCTAGCAGGTAGGAGGCGCCAATATTGCATATGACAAATTGGGCGCGTCGGCATATAAAGATAGTATAACATAGGAATTGGAAATGGCAAAATTTGCAAAGAAGTCGGCGATTGTAGAGGCGACCCAATGGTTTAAACATGGGGATCACCCGTGGGTGAAATGTGAAGAATCGCACGAATTTGGGTGTGTTTTGACTGTTGATGGGTCTAAATCCGTAGCTCCAGGAGACTGGATTGTGAATGAGAGGGGATCTATTCGCTTATATTCAGAAACGCAATTTGTTGCTGAATATGAAGCTATATAACATAGACTGGAGAAAAGAGAATGTTTGTAGACGTAAAGACAATTGATTGTGACGGAGATAAGGTTGTTCTCACCGTCAACCTAAATAATATATTTTTTGAAACCTGCTGGCCAGATTCGGTTTCAATGTTCGTGGTTGGACACAAAGAGTATTATGAAAAACAATCACGGACCCAATATTCTTCATTTGAAAATAAGCGGTATGACTACCCCCTTTCATGGGCTGAATATAATCGCTTAAGAGGACTAATGGGGTTACCTATAGCTCATGTAAGAGAATGTGGGCGCGGCTCTGGAAGTGGAAATATATGCGAGTGCTCGTGTGATGGTTATGCCGCTATGCGCACACAAGAGCTAGAAAGCATTAGAGAGAAAGCGTTTAAATATTGGGAAGAGCATCCGATTATATTTGAACAAAATACAGGAGAAGAGGATGGCAATTGAAGTTGAAGATATAAATGTTCACTGCCAAAACTGCGGCTCGCGATTAAAGCTGCATACTGTGGTTCGTCACAACATAAACCATATTGCCTGCAAAGAATGTGATCACGTTTTACATCCAAACTTCATAAGGTATCTGGACAACCCAGGAACCGGAGCGCTATTAGATGAATTTAGACCATTTCAAAAACAAACACACAAATACATCGGCAGCAACTTGGATAGTTGGCTAGAGGAAGAGGGGTTTAAGGGGAAAGAGGGTTAATCACCAACACCCCATGTTTCCCACCATTTATTCGGAGCTTTGATTATGTTGGTCATTGGTAAACCCTAGTCGTTCTTTGATATAGCCAACCAGCTCATCTAATTCATGCATGAACAGAGAGCGGTTATCCATTCTTGTGATGACAAAATCACCTAAAGTGGGGTGGTTAATGTGTAGGTTAAAATCTTTACCGAGATCTGTGATTTTTACAACGCCATGCATTCTGTTATTCGCCACCTCTTCTGTGTGCGCCAATAAACCCTCTTCCTCTAAAAATTCATTTAGGTTGCTGCCAATATGTTTACTCATCTTTTCCCCAAAGTTCCACGTGAAACATACAGAGCGATACGGCTGGATTCGAACCAACACCCGCGGCCAAAGTCGGAGAAAACACAAACAACATGAAAGCAGGCTACTCTTTCATTATTAAATTTATATCTTCCGCCCTAACAATAGGCATCGTACCGCATAAAAGCGCCCTATCGGAGTCGAACCGATAACCCTCCTGGTCATGCTTTGCAGCAATCACTAGATGCTCTACCTGTTGAAGCTACGGGCGCATAAAAGCCAGTTTTCATCCTTTAGCGTCCTAAACTGGCAAAAAGACTTCCCAGGGCAGGGATATTCTTTCATGTAGCCAACCAACTATAGCATACAATTCAAAAATGTCAAGCATATTTTGCGTCGGGATTTCCGACATACCACTTAAGCTTTTCTAAATAAGTGAACGTACGACATTTCTCAAAAATAGGCTAATATCTTGCCAGCGCAAGCGAAATGTCCGATAATTCGTCTAAGGAGAAAGGGTGCGAATAAAATCATTAGACGAGTTAAAACCAAAGAAACCAAAGAAGCCTAGAGTTAGGCGTGAAGAGCCGGAGCATATAAAGCTTGTCCGATGGTTCAAGGATGAATATCCAGGCGTGGTTATCCACCACTCCCCTAACGGTGAAGCCAGAGACAGCGAATCATTTAAAGCCATGCTTAGAGGAAAGCGTTTAAAAGAGATGGGGGTCTACCCTGGTTTCTGGGATTTATTTATTCCTGGCTGGTTTACGTTTATAGAGGTAAAGCCCGCAAAGCCGATAAGAGCATATTTAAGCCAAGACCAAAAACTATTCAGGGATACGGTAGAGCCTTTTGGTTATAAGTTTCTAATAGCATACGGGTGGCTTGACGGAAAAGAGAAGACGCAAAAGCTCGTTCAAGATGGGGTTCCATGTTTAAAATAGGGGTAAAGCATGCTGTTTAGCGACAAGGAGTCAATGACTATCAGAGACCATCTGATACGTCTCACGGAAGCCGCGGTGTTCTGTATGCACATGCTGGAAGTGCCTAACATCCCAGGCGCTGCAAGAATTAAAGAGTCACACAAAGCGCTCTATGACGCCATGACTCATATTGCTGATACGGATATAGCGAGTAACTTTGAGTTTAGGTATCTTTTAGATCAAGCTTCTCGCAAAGTGCGTCCTTTTATTTTAACGGATATGCCGCCCATGTAAGTTCGTAGTGGCCGCCATCCTTTTTAGGCCAATCACCGCCCCACTCTATCGGTATCTTAAGCTCATCTGATGACTGCTTAAAGAACTTATACAGCTTTTCATACCACGGATAATACCAGTTCACATGCCTATCAATAACCACGCCCAAATCAACGGCATGGCCTGTTAAATGCCTGCTGTTCTTGGTCCAGGATTTGCCGAGCTCAATAACCTCTTGCTGCCTTTCTGGCGTCCTCAATCCTTCTAGCACCGCAAAGTCAATATTGGAAAGCTCCAAAGCTCGTTTCACCACAGATACCAAATCGGGATGAACGCCTTTTAAATTATCCAAAGACCGCTTGCTAAAAACAAAATTGCCCACGACGCACTCCCATGCTTACTGTTTATTGATTCGGTTGAAAAATACCATAATTAACCCCGATAGTCCAACCACTACTTGCTGAGCCAGGTTATCGCTGGTTAAGACATTATTCACCAAATCCACAAAATCTTTGTTAAAGACGCACACAAAAATAAGAATGCCCGCCCAAGTGCTAAGCTGCTTTAAACCGCATTTTTTGAACGATTTGCACGTGTGGAAATACCCTTTTACTTTTTTAATTAGCTTCATTTTTTCTATGCTCCCTTTCTAAGTTATCTACTCGAATCTGCATTTTTGCTATAGATTCCGAAAACATACTTCCCTGGGCACGCATTGCTGTTGTATCGCCCTCTATCCTATTTACCTTCTCATTAATCGTTTTAAGATTCTCATTTGCACGTACTTGATCTAACCTAATCTCAAAACTAAAACTGTCTATTTTCTCCCCAAGAACTTTTATTTGCTCGCTATTTTGCTTCGTTATAAGCTTATAGGCGCCAACACCAATTAGCGCAGTAGAAAATACTATCCAAAACTCTATCGTCCCCGTTAAAGATGTAAGCATAACCCCCCCCTTAGCACTGAACTTTAAATTTAAGCACCCACAGCGCAACAAACAGCGCCATGACTAAATCGATAGCCACAAATGCCAGTTGCTTTCTGCTGGGGTAATGCAAATAGTCAACAATATCTTCAATGGCGTAATAGCAATTTCTCAGCAACAAAAACGCGGCTATGTACATCATATTTTGAGTAAAGGATTGCTCTGTAAAGAAAAATGCTCGCAACACAAAGTACGCTGACAGAAATGCGGTTATCATATTAATAGGCGCAAACCACCAATTTAGCGTAAAGGCATTACCAGCCAACTTGCCAAGCTCATTACCCTGCATTGTCCATCTATATCCAACTACGTACCAAATGCACATTAAAAGACCAGAAACGTAATATAATGTTGTGAGCATAATTCACCTCTTTAGCAAACAATCATGTAAGAGCCGACGCCATAAAGTATCGGCTCTTCCTATGGGAAGCAGTTACGCTACCCTTTGTAAAATCCCCGAGATTACGATGGTAGCGCCTGCATCGTAGTTGGTCGTTCCGCCACTGTAGGTTGCGCTCAGTGATGCTCCGGCCGCCGTAGATGTTGTAAGCGCTGCCGCTGTTGGGAACGGCAATGCAGTGCTTCCCCATGTAGCATTGACCAGCGTTAACAGGGAGGCGCTAGGAATGACGCTGTAAGTAGTCGTGCCGTCGCTAATAGCCAAGTCTTTATCGCCTGTGGTGAGGTTGGAGCCAAAGTTAAGCCATAGAGCAACTATCTTGTACTGCTTTGCGCCTGAGCCTGTGAATAATGTTACTGCCCCGCTGTTTAATGCGGCTGTAGTCACGGAGGCGTCAAAGCGCACCAGGTTGATGTTTGCATCAGGGCTCGCTAAGGTTGTTAGCAAGAAGTCAGCATTTGCGCCTACGTCTGGGATGTTGCGGGTAGAGACTTGGGCGTGAGAGCGATTGATAATAGAGACCGTGTAGTCTGAGGCGTTATTTCCGCCTTGCAATACGAGAGAGCCTTTCTCTGCTACTGGCGCATGAGCAAAAAGCCTCCCAAATACACCGCTAACACCGGCATGGATATCGCCCAGGTTGTATGCCGCGCTTTCCGCTTGACCTACAGGGCCAATTGTCCCTGCTGTATCTGCATATTTTGCAATATAGTTTACAATCGTAGCGCCCGCGGCCATAACCACTTTGGTTTTAGCGGCATTACTTGCGCTATAGCCTGCATCTTTTATAACGCCCGTTGTGCCGTCAAATACGGCGAAGTCGCCGGAGACCACGGGAAGGTTTACGATGCCGTCCGTATCTGCTGACAAGGAAGCAATCCCGTCTGAATCTACAGTTACCTGATAGGTTCCCACCTTTCCATCTGTTGTGTAAACGTCTGCTGTCTGTCTTTCGCTGAACCCAATGCCGAAGTTATTGCCGTACTGGGTAAGATATCCTGGGGCAACTACCTCTTCAATGGTGTTGTCTGTATTGATTAATAATTGCTGCACAGGAAAGCCGACAACACCGACCTGAACTAATTGCATATCTAAAATTGCCATGAGAAACCCCTTAAGTTAAAAATTAAAATTACGAAACTTTTACCCAACCGCAAAAAGTTGAATGTTATATATTGCCTCGCCACCCGCTGCTGAGCGCTTGCCAAAAATGCTGATATAATCGTTCTGCACCAAATCAATCTTGAAGTTGTTTAGGTTTATTGCGAGCCCAGTGGTATTAAGCTCAATCAATTGAGTCACCGCATTCTTGTAAATTGCAAAAGTAAATGTTTTGTTGGTTGTTAAAATGGAAAAGCCAACCCATATGCTTATCGGGGAAGCTCCTATATATCTAAGCCTTCCCTCAGAGGGCATATCAAAATTTGCAGTGTTATTCACCAGGGTATAAGCAGTGGCCAGCCCCAATATTTCTTGGTAGGAGGTAGTAAAGCTAAAGGGAGAGCCAGCACTGGTTGCAGGATTCATCATCATTAATGCTCTTTGGCCACTGCTGGGGGAGGAGCTTACCCAGTTAGTACCGTCCGATGTTAAAACATTTCCTGACGTTCCAGCTGTATTTGGGTATTGCGCTGTAGTCTCAACCCAATTTGTGCCGTCTCCCCTTAGGATTTTGCCGGTATTTGCGGTATTGGGATATGTTGGTGTTGATTCAACCCAATTTGTACCATCGCCGCGCATTAACTTGCCCGATGCTGCTGTATTAGGAAATGTTGGAGTAGACTCTATCCAGTTGGAGCCATCGCCACGCATCAATTTTCCGCTGTTTGCAGTGTTTGGAAATGTTGGAGTAGACTCAACCCACGCACTGCCATCACCGCGCATAATTTTGCCGGAGGTTGCCGTGCTTGGTAGGCCCGTAATATAGTTAAAAGGGTAATCCCCGCTTTGCGCGATCACAGAGCCAGTTCTGCCAAATACGCTAAATACGCGCGGGTTAACGATAATCCAGTTTGATGCGGTCTGCCCTGGGACGTCTACCGCCGCAATAATTTGGTCTCCTTGGTCTACAGGCTCTCCACCCAATGTGCCGCCCACACTAATGCGCCAGTTATTACCTGCCGCTACTGCGCCAGCAGGGCCAGTGCCGCCCGTGGTTGGGAATAAGCCGCCAGATGCGTCCCAAGCACCACGGAAATTATTAGAGCCAATGATTGCATTTCCTATGGCGGTTTGTATCGCATAGGCCGTCATGAGCTCAGTATCTAAAAAAGCAGCGGCGTCATTGCTGATTGCACTTACCCGATAGCCTGAATCTAAACGAAAGCCAGAAGCATTAATATCCATAATGCTGGTGCCGCCAATGTAGTAAGTTTGCGCGGCAGTCGTGAAAGAAACCTTGTTGGTTTCATCTCCCGCATGTCTGATATCATTCTCCACTCTTACAATCGTGCTCGCTAAATCTATGCCGTCTGCGTCCACGTCTGGAGCAAGCTCTATAGATGTGCCGCTGGGAGATATGATGCGATAAGTCCCCACACTTAAATTGCCCCCCAAGGTTGCCGTTCCAGGCAAGAGAAGCGTGCTGGATAAAGAAAGCGTGCCGTTTGTGGCTGTAATTTGATTTGCGGTTCCTAATAATCGGAATGAGTTTGGTAAGTCCGCGGTTTCGTCTGTGTTGGTTATATAGGTAAAATCATGCAGCCCACCAACTGAGGCGTCCACATAAGCCTTTGTACTTTGCTGAGTGGGTACTGCGGTGGCGCTATTAGACACCATATTATCTTCATCTAGAATCTCATCTATACCAACCGTTTCATTTAAGATTAACTTGCCAGCATTGGTGGTCATGTTAATGTCGCCAGCGCCGCCAAGTACAATGTTAATATCCCCAGAGCCAGGAGCAAGCAAGTCTAAATCACCATTGCTTTTAGATGAGATAGCCATCCCAACACTTGCATCTACACCTTGAGACTGTATCGCGACAGGTAATCCAGCAGGGCTATTGATAAAGCGAATATAATTTCTTCCCGAGCTATTATAGGCTTGCCACTGTACTATTTGATTGCCGTATTGGTCTTTAATCCCGCTAAAATCAAATTGCGTGTTCAAATCATCCCTAAGCCCTACAACTATATCTGTTGTTCTTGGGTTCTCTCCATCAACAAATTGGCTGAATTTTTTAGTCATGACTATTCCTAGGTATTAGTTGCAAATATCTCAATGCCAAATTCTGCGGTTGTATCGCTGGTTATCACCGAAAGGGTTGCCCCAGGCTTTACTAGTTTTCCGACGCGCTCACCAGAAACCAAAATGCATCCTGTTTTTGCTATGCTAGTAGGTGGAACCACAGCCGTATTTTTATCTGATACAGATACTGTTTTGCCTGCCTGAGAGGTGAAAACAGCAAGATACCAAGGCATATTGCCAATAGAGCCGCCGATAGATGTGTCGCTAGGTACTGTATAGTTCTGCTCGGCTCCAGCGCTTAATTTTACGGTTACCGTATCAATCGCTATCAGGCTGCTAAAATCATTTTTCATTCCTCTGGGTATGTTTTGTGAAAAAGTCGTTGCCATAATTTTCTCCTTGGTTAAAGTACAATGCCGAGACGAGCATCGGCGGTATATTGGAAGTAAAGTGTTGGGGCTTTTGGACTGCTCAGGGTGTCAATTGGCGTGCTATCTAATGGTTCATAATTAACGGCATATCTCCCAGAAGCAACACTCCATCTGCTAACAGATTCACCGGTATTGCTTGTGCTTGCGATGCGATAAATTACTGTATCTATTGCTCCAGAAATAGTAGAATATAGATGCACAGTAGGGACCGCCCTTTTCATGCTTCTAAACTCAATTCCAAAGTTTCCCGTATAATATTTCCACTCATTTGCAACTAAACCGCCGGTGACACTAGCTGTCGTTACAACCTGCGGTTTAGATAATTGCCCAATAGATGTTGCTGCTCCGGCGTAAACACCTGGGTCATAGCTCTTCTCATAATAATACTCTAGCTCTTTGCGCGTTAATTCATAACTTAACGGCGCAAAGGGCCTGGCCAATAAACCAGGCGTTACAGAAATAGATTTAAAAACTACGTTGGACGCAGGGGCAGAAGCAAAGCCAACCACAATAGCTGCATAAGTTGCAGTGCTGGCAATCGTATAACCAGGATTATTCCAGCCTTCTAAAGATATAGACTGCGGAGCAGATGATGAGCTGTAAGGCAGAGTGAAGCGCCCATCACCCCTATAGTTGCGTGTTAACTGAGTCCAGTTCCCGTTAAATGTTAGCGGTACCCCATTGGCATCTACAGTGCTAATCAATGATAGGTTTGTGCCGGAAGCAACATTAGGCAATGTCGCGTCCGTGGTATACCAAAATGACACCGTACCCGATGCGCCCGCTACTTGGTCGCTATACCCTTCCATCAACACCGAAAAATCATTTGCCAAAAATTCTTTTAACTGCGTGGCGCTTAAGTATTGTATTAATGCAAATTGGCCTGTAGTACTTAAATTGACATTAAGATTTCCGGCAGGGTTGCGTGATATGGAAACGGAGCTATCAACGCTCTGCCACCCTATAAGCTGGTCCCACAAATATTGGGAGTCAACAGCGCCCATAGAAACTGTCTCACCAAATTGCGCTGGATTAACTTTGAAATCCCACCCCTGCAAAAGGCTCGGAACGGGCACTTGCTGAATTAATGGGTTGTAGTGGCTAAATAATAAAGACTCCTGCATATTAACTGGTTGCTGCTCATAATCTATGTTAGTAGCATTAGAGGCTAACCCAACTATTTGAGTGCTGGTTATAGCCACTGAACCTATAGGTGGCAGCACATAGACAATATCTAAATAGCCATCATCGCCTGTGTCGGTATTGGTTCCAGCCTCAATCTCAATAGTTCCCTCTAGCCTGCTATATCCCGTTGTTTCAGTCGCCCCAGAAAAGACGGTCGTAGCCGCTGCCGCAATATTGGGGCTGTAAAGCATCTCAACCGTATGCGCAATCCCATCTAGTGAAGCTACAACAGCGCTCCCAGCCACAAAACCATTAGCCCACAGGTCTGGGTTATGATAAAGGCGCTGCACCAACTCAATAGAGGTAATGTTATTGCTTTGCGGCTCTATTTCTAGCTGGAATGGCGGGTTTGTAACGACATTTTCAGCGCCAGATATGCCAACCCTATTTACCACTATATTGGAGTCCGCATTAGCTGAAACCCTTAAAAACCAATTAGGCGCAATGTCATAAACGGCATCAGATACAGCACCCCCAGTCGATATGGTCACGCCATAGTCAGGATTGAAAAATACATCTACAAACTGAGGATTTTGCAATTGATTAGTGACGCTGTTTTCTGTCTGCGTTGGATCGTCCTCCGCAGTAATATTGGGCCAAGCCTCGCGCACCAATTGTGTAGTACCGCCACTGTCTTTAACAACAATGTAATATAACTCTACATTGCCAAGTTCATCATAAGGGTAATAGTAAATGGCCACATTTTTAGCTGGAGAGCTATTGTTAACCACCGTACCCACAGTGCTTAACGTTAATGGGTTTGATAATGGCGTATAGGTATAGTTAGGTGGCGAACCCGTTAGTTGATACACCAATTTTCCCGCAGAGCGGTCTTGGTCTTTGAAGAACTCAATAGTGCCACCTTCTAAAGGCAAGCCAGTCGTTTTATCAACAAAATAGTCATTGATGTTTATGCCGACTACAAAGCGTGGGTCTAACGTCATTATTGGCTCCTCTTTTCTTGTGCTTGCTGTACCGACACCACCTTTGGCAATGTCGATGCAATGCGGCTATAAGCATCACTTTCTTTAATGCCATACACGCCGCCAGACTCTCTTTTCTTCATCGCAGATAAAAGCTTTTCTCTTACCTTTGGATTGGTCATGTAGTTGGATAGAATTTTGGAAGCGCCTATCGTGCTTCCTATGACCGCAGCGCTGGTGAGGGGTGCAGCATGAGCGCCTATCCCTATTGCGCCGCCCCCCAAAATACTAGGGATTGCTCTTGCGCCAGTTTTTGGGTTTGCCATCTGAGAGCGAGCATTGCCGCTCATTTGCATTAAGCGTTGGTAATCCTGTACGCCACCCTTAAGGCCTGTAGAGCCAAACAAGGCGTTAAATTGACGAGGCCCTAAGCCTTTTACTATCTGCCCCATTTTGCTGGCATCTACATTGCCATTTTCATCTATCGCTTTAGATAGATAGGCGGCAGGCAATAGGTTGCGCTCTTCCGGCGGTAGCAGGCTTTGCACTAAATTGATATTGCTATATGAGTCATTGGCACGCCCAGGTTTTACAATGTCTTTAGCAAACTTATCGGCCGGCTTATCCTTGTCTAATAACTTTCTGATGTCTTTATTCAAAAATCGAGCATAGTTTTGCCTATATTCTTGATTAGCGCTTTGAAATGCTTGTTGCAGCTCTGGCGAGCCTTTCTCGCTAATACTGGACTTAATGTCTTCTGCAATCTTGCCTGATAGCTCTTTATAAATGCCACCCATATATCGGTCAGAAGCTACAGCGCTTTTAGCTAAAGTTTCCCCGGCGTTATAAAGCTCATTTTTGGCGAGGTTGGCGTCGCGTATTGAAGGGGCCTGAGCTGCCGACCTTTGGCCAGTAAGGGCGCTATTTAAATCCTGCGGCGCTTTAGCTGTTGCCCCCTCCCCATAAACACCCACCTTATTCATGAATGATTTAAGCTTTGGGTTTGCTTGCAATAATGGAGATTCAGCAATCATGCTTTGCACTTCTTTGGCGCGAGAGGTAAAAGAGGGTAACTCTAATTGATGGCCTTGTTGTTGCGCTAAAGTATCAACCATATTGTATTGGTCGTTCTTAGCGGCCTGGGCGCGCTTCTGAGCATTAACTAGGCTTTGTTTTAGTTGTTCGTTCGGGTCAAGAGCCGATTCCTTGGTGCCGGTTGCTTTATTAACCAATCCCTCGGCAGCACCTTGCACGCCTTCGGCTACTTTCTTTTGTTGACCGCTAACGCCACTAAAGGGCACCTCAGCCAACACATTTTCATACAGCTTATTAGCCCCTGGGCTTTGTGTTATCTGCCCTATAGAGACGGGCAAATCGCCAGCCGCAGCCGCATTAGCTTCGCGCTCAGCAGCGGTTGCAGTACCTTTGAGTAATCGCGCAGGTATAGCATAACGCCCACGCGCAGCGCTTAGGGCAAGATTTGGCAATTCAACTGCTGCCGCAGTTTGACCGCCTGTGCCAGCATCAGCGCCAGCCGCTTCGCCGTAAGCCTCCCCTTCAACCACTCGCGCACCTAACTTTCCTAGCGCGCCCAAGCCTTGAGTCGGAATAGCCTCCGGCGCCGCAATTAAAGGTGCCAGCGCAAGCAACGCATCTCCTTTCTCTGGCTTACCTACCCCAAGGACATTGTTATAGTCTTGATTCATTTTTGCTTCTGGGATTAATCCCGCGCTGCCATAGTGAACACCCTTGCTGATAAGATTAAGCAATCCCTGTGCCGTATTAAGCGCGCTTGCTGCCGCCACTTTGCCCGACCTAACAGGGTTAGCCGCCAATCTTTGCTCGTTGGCGGCATCCGCTTTAACCTGGCTTAATTGTGACTGCCACAATTGATTCCCTGATGGTTGCTGAGCAGGGGTGGGGACAGTTTGTCCACCCCCTTGCGGTGCTTGAGGCTGCTGTTGCATCGCTCTTGCCGCTTGTCTTGCAGCTAGTTCTTGACGCGCCATTTCAGGGGTAATTTGCTGTGTAGCTTGCGCAGATGGCTGAGCCTGTCTTGCTGCTGCTCTTGCCGCTAATTCTTGTCTAGCCATCTCTGGGGTAATCACTATTGGCCCCCATTAGCAATTTGTGCTAATTGCTCATCTGTGATTTGAGATAATTGCGGGTTGGGCGCTGGTGGTTGCTGCTGTGGCGCAGGAATAGCATTTGTTACATTGCCATAAGGGGCTTGTTGGACGCCTGTATTAATACCGGTAGCCAACATCTTTTGCGCGTTATTTGTGTTATCTGAAAGAGTCTGTGCAAAGCTTAATACCCGGGTGCGGTACCCTTTCTCTGACTCTCCCGGTTGTGGCGCCAAAGCCTTTTGGATCATGGCTGTTTGTTGGTCTGTAGGCCGAAGTCCTAGCGCCTTAACCAGTCCTTCCGTGCTATTAATAATGGCGGATTGGCCTGTGGCTTGTTGAGATGGTAAATTTGAATTTAACCCAACAAGTTGAGTGATTGGATTATTATCTTGCCAGTCCGCAAGCCCCGCCTGATTAAACACCCCCGAGACCGCGCTTTGCGCTCTTTTGCCAGCGGTTTGGAACTGGGGCACATTCGCCACTATTTGGTCTATAAATGGCTTAACAACATCTTCACCAATCTTTCTGTTTTGCACAGCAGTTTTATTGGAGCTCGTTAATTCACTGACTACATTGCCATTCGCATCTGTCCCTAATCTGCCGCCATTTCTCGCCCCTGAACCGCCAGAACCGCCTATTTGCACAATTGGGTTACCATTGGCGTCATACATAATAATGCCGTTGTCAGCCTGCCCAGCCTTAGCCGCCTCAGCCTGATTTTTAGCTATCTCACTTTGCGTCAGCCGCCCATACCAACTAGATTGCTGCCCCGTTAATCCAGTCTGAGCCTGCAATTGCGCTATTTGCGCACCGGTTAATTGGGGGTAATATTGATTCTCTAGTTGCTTGCCCTGCGTCTGCGCAGCTTGCAACGCTAAAGCAGAATCTTGCATCTTAGGGTAATACGCATTTTCTTGTTGCGTCTTCTGCAAATTAGCCTGCGCCTGTTGACGCTCGGCTTTTAACTTAGCGGGCAATTGCGATAACTGATAGCCGCGCATGACATTGCCGAATGGGTCAGTGGCAGGAACTGCATTAGGGTCTGCCGCAAACGTAGGGGCTTGTACTATAGTTGCCATATGCTCTCCTACAACGCTAAGCCAGCAGCTAAGCCGCCAGCAGTCCACATATTGCTATTATGCTGCGCACGCTTCTGATTATCCGCAGCAGTCCCCTTGTAGCTTAATCCGGCCTCAGCATAGAGGTTTTGCACCAAGTCATTTGCTAGCTGGTTAGATGCTTCGTACCCTGTATCAAACAAATGGCTTTCGCCTTGCAGACCATATCTTTGTGCGCCCGTGACATTGTTGTAATACTGCTGCTCATCATTGGCTAGCAGCCCATTAGTGGTGTAAGCTTGATTGGCTTGGTCAAAAGACGTCCCCGTGTACCCACCTGCATTGGCTGCCGCTTGCTGTTGCGCCATTGCTTGCTGCTGGTTGTACTTATACGCATCTGACTGCGTGTACCCAGACATAATATTGTTGTAGTAATCGCCTGGATTAGTGGCCATCTGACCATACTCATTCGCCAGAATGCCGCCAGACTTTAACCCCTGGTCAATGTAGGGCTGATAAATGGGCTGAACCGTCCCTGGAACAGATTCCAAATACGGCATTGCATCATCGGCTGGATTCTCATAATCAGGCGTATTACCAAAACCAAACATAAGTTACCCCTCTATACTGGCGTCGTTTGAAATTCAACAAGGACGCCATTTTGTTTACCCACCCATCTGTGGTTATCGGTGTCGTACCACACGGTGCTGTTTTGTTGTGTTTGCGCCAACGCCGCAATAGTTGCCTCACTCTGGTTTGCAGGAACAAAGCCATTGTCGCTGATGCAATTAAGCGCCTTATTTAGCCTCGCATCATAAATTTCTTTGCTCTCAGGACTTTGCCCTTTCATATAAGGCGGAATATTTGCCATAATCTCCTCCTATTGCCTTACCTGCATTTGCGCATTGCCAACCACAAAACGACTCTTACCCCAAAACTTTAACTTTGGTGTAAACTCATTCATGCGCCCAAGACGCACGCCAAGT